TTGTGTGACTGCATGAAGGGTTAGTCACAGAAATCACTAAAAAAACATGGTGTATTTCAAAAATTAGGTGTTAGGTGTTTAGTAATCCCGATAAAGCCAATAAAATCAAGGGTTTCGCACCGCACACCTAAATGAACACGTAGGTGTGCGGTAGAAAAATGGAGCATTAGGCGTTCGGAGACAGAAAGGGTGGTGCGAATGGAAGATGAAAGCATCCAAAAGGATGAAGAAAAGCTGAAATCGCTACTGGAGACACTGAAAAAGAATGACGAGAATGTGCCAAAGGAACTCCTAAAGACCAAGTACAAGAAACCGTACCGGGAACTGAAGGATAGCATCAAGGAAGTAGCGGATCAGATCTCCGGCAGGAGAATCAGACAGGACATCGTTATAAAAAACGATGATGCCGGACAGGTTCTCATAAAGCAGATACAGGAAATGCTTGAGGAAAAACGGAGAGCCGGAACAGGCAAGGAACTCGGCAGGACACTCTACAAGGAATACAGTGTCGAGAAATTCCTACAGGTGGTGGAAGAAATCAGAATAGCAGTCTGGAATCTGTGGATACCTTACTGGCAACAACACTGCTGCTTATACGCAGCACCGGAGTGCTTCGATGAGGACGGACCGCCACCGAAGATTTATAACGATCTGACAAAAGAGTTCCTTGTAGACCAGGAACAGAACATCTGGGAGAAGAAACCAGAGTGGGAAACAGAAAGCAGAATGATCATCACAGCCGGAGCGTGCCACATTCTGGCTGAGGGATTAAAGAATAAGGAGGAAGCAGATGGGATGCAAAGCAGCGATACCAACAGATGAGTACCACGGATGGGAGTGCGAAATAACAGAGGGAGCGTGTATGTTTTTACACCCAGACAGTAAAAGATGTGCCAAAGAATACGGCGAAGGACCAGATGCAGTAGAACAGGAGGAGCAAAACAATGGATAACAGACAGGCAAACATCAACAGATTTGAAGCAGAGATGACAAAGGTAACAAGAGACGGAGTGGACAAGCTGATGGCATTTATCAGAAAGAGTGATATGTACGCAGCACCTGCAAGTACCAGATTCCACCTTTCAGTGACAGGCGGACTGCTGCAGCACTCACTCAATGTACTGGATGCACTGAGGGCGAACCTCACAAAGAACGATGACGGCACATACTCATACGAGGTCGCAGGAGTTCCGGCAGCCAGAGTGACAGAGGAAAATGTGATCATCATGGCACTGCTCCATGACATCTGCAAGACCTACTTCTACACAACGGAAATCAGAAACCGCAAGGTCAATGGAAAGTGGGAGCAGTACGAAGCATTCGCAGTGGATGACAAAATCCCATACGGACACGGAGAAAAGTCAGTAATGATGATCGAGGAATACATGAAGCTTCAGCCAGTGGAACGATATGCCATCAGATGGCACATGGGATACACCGAAGCCGATACCTTATCATTTAACAATGCCATCGACAAGTACCCGATGATCTGGGCACTGCATTCCGCAGACACACAGGCAAGCCACTTCATGGAAGCCAACGAGGGAAACAAACTGGCATACGCAGACAATGGATCAGCGGAATACGCAGATCAGCCGACCTTGCAGGAGGCAACCGCCCCGGTATTTGAGGAGGCGACACCAGTATGAGCATGATGGAACTGCTGTCCCAGATGAGAGAGCGAGCCAGAGCCAAGAAGCAGCGCAAAGGAAGTCTGCCGTGGTTTTGTATCATTCTTTCGGACAAATGCGTAGAGCCGGAGAAACCCTGTACTGAGTGCAGGGTTTACGAGGAACATAAAGAAGAAATCGAAAAGGAGATTGAGAAACATGATCATCAAGATTGAAGCAGTACCGAAACTGACAGTGGAAGATGGAGTAGAGAAAGTCGTCATGGGAGAAAACAATCAGCCAGTGTGGGATAGAGAAAGAGCACTCATCACAACCAAGGGCGGCAATTACCGCAGGATTGTCACACTCACAGACGAACTGGCGGCAGAGGTGGCAAAAGGACACCGATACTTCAATGCAGTAGAGAAAAACGGAAAACTCCACATCACAGGGAGAGTGTCCGCCAGATTTTAAGGAGGCAGACGATGACAGCAAAGAACGCAGAAGGGTATCCAGACCCAACAGCAGAGGAAGCAATCCGCCATGTAATGCGTGGCGGAAAACTGGATTATACCTCCTTCAGAACCTACGAGGAACTGCAGGACTACACCATAGAGCATAACAAGGGTATAAGCACCAGGGAAGCAGCCGACAAATTCATCCGGGAGAAGATGCCAAAGGAAAGCTACTTCCAGAAGAAAATCCTCGACTGGATAAAGGATAACGCACCAAATGCCATCGCATGGAAAGAAGCAGCCGGCCCGTACTCCAGACAGGGAATCCCGGACATTACCTGCATCATCAATGGCAGGTATTACGGATTCGAGGTAAAGCGGCCGTTCATCGGGGTACTGAGTAAGATGCAGGAGCAGACGATAAAGCAGATCCGCAAGGCAGGCGGTAGGGCATGGGTAGTCACTTCGGAAAAGGAAGTGGCAGAAATCCTGTTGCCGGAACTGACACAGAAATAGCAAGCAAGGGAGCAAACAAAAATGAGAGTATCAATCGAACCGAGAAAAGCAACTGACCGTGGCGGATATTACTGTATGCCGCTGAGGATAAATGTGCCAACAGGACGCAGGTGTAGTAAATAAACTACCGACAGGAGCAATCATCGGGAAAGCAAATCTCGTGGATTGTTTCCAGATCGATGAAGCCTATCGAAGAAAACTGCAAAGAGAGAATCCGGCAGAGTTAGCATTCGGAGATTATACCATCGGCAGATACGCATGGGTAATGGCAGATGCAATATTATTCAATAAGCCAATTCCGGCAAAGGGAAAGCAAGGACTGTGGAACTGGGAAGGAGGGATGCAGGATGGACAATGAGAATAAGTGCTGCGGCACCTGCTACTGGCACAAAAAATGCTGTGGAGAGTTTCAATGTTTCAATGAGAGTGCAGAAGGCTTTGCAATAGAAACGGCATACGATGACGGCAAGGATTGTGAAGAATGGGAGGAGCGATGATGGAGCAAAAACCATTGACAATCGAGGAATTGAAGGAAATGGCAGGACAGCCAGTGTGGTGTCCGGATGAGGAAGCATACGGAATTGTGATGTGCGACAAAATCGGGAAATGGGCAGGAATTCCGTTCTTGCACGGAGTATGGTACAGCAACGATGACGGAGTGGGTGTGGAATTTAACCACAACATCATCGGGCGAAAGTTGAAATGTTACAGAGTGATCAGCGAAAAGGAAACTGCAAAGCTGCCGGAAGAAAAGGTAGATGAATTCGGAGATAGCAGAATGGTCTGCCCGAACTGCGGACAGGCCGCAATTGCAAATCTGTACAGAAAATGCAGAGAGATATATCCATACTGTCCGTGGTGCGGTCAGAAATTACAGGAGGTGCAGGATGAGACTGAAAAAGAAAATCAGCAGGCAAAGTAAGATATTTAAAAAGGCAATCAATGCAAAGTGGGCATTCTACTGGGCAAAGTTTATGACAGAAGCAGCGACTATCTGCAGGAAGTACACGCATGAGGTAATCGAAGGCAAGGGAACGGATCATGAATATACACACCCCTCATGCGATGGCTGCCCATTCAATGTGGAGAAGTTCGGGGAGCACAAGATATGCGGGTGCATATTAAGCGGACCGGACGACTGGGATGAGCCAAAGGTAATCGGTCATATCGTCCGCACAATAATCCATGAAATGGCAGGTGGAAAGAAATGAAAAAGAAAGAAACTGAAGCGCAGGCAAGAGAACGCAGAAAAAAACAATACGGATGCGATGGACTCTGCTATGGCGGAATGAATGATGACGGAGTCATGTGTCAGCCTTGTGGCGGAATAGACACCTGTAAGGAAACCAGATACATAGAAGCGTTTGCTACCTGGGGAGCGGCACTGGTCATTTTTTTAACACCAATTGCTATGGCCGCAGGCATTGTATTCCTCATAGTGGCAACAGTGAAAGGATGGATATAAAAATATGGCAAAAGGTAAACCAAAGCGTAAGCCATTCGGGATGAATTCCAGTCTGGCGGACGCAACGCAGGTAATGAGACAACTTCCGGTGTCGGCAATGCTCTCATCCATAGAAATGCAGATAAACATCCTGCAGGAGCGTGGAGTAGAGATACGAGACTGGGAGAACAAAGACCGGGTACTTAAGCAGGTAAGGATACTCGGCGGAAAAGCATACTTCCTTGCGGAGGACAAACCCAGGGATTAGAAAGAAGGAAAACTATGACACCAGACAGCATGGCAAATGGGGTAGAAGAACAAAAACTGCTTCTCAAACAGTACCTCGGACAATATTATTATGCCAAGATGAAAAAGAAGCAGTTGGAAGCCAGACTTCGTACTTTCAGAGAAAATATGCTCGGCACAAAGGGGATGCAATACTCCCCAGTGCCACGCAGCCAGACCAACAGCGTAGGAGACGGACCGGCAACGCAGGTCATCCGTGCAATGGAGATCGAGGACAGAATCGAATCACAGAAAGCAGAGATGGCAAAGACCATGCTGAATGTGATGAAGATCATGGATTTTTTACCAACGGACTCCACGGAACGAAGCATACTGGAATACAGACACATTGACTGTTTGAGTTGGAAGCAGGTGTGCAAGGAAGCAAACATGACAAGGACCCCGTGCAACAAATACTACAACGCAGGAATTGACAAGCTGCTTACATACAAAAAAGTACAGTCAATTTTACAGGAATTCGCCTCCTCCCAAGAACCCCCAAAGCCTTGAAATTGCTTGACTTCGGAGTAGGGGGGGTAGAATTGTACTGACAAAATAGCTTATTGTCAGATGATAAATTCTACCACTTAAAAGGAGGAGCAATATGGGATTGAAAGATTACACAGATACAAAAAACGGGCCGCAATTGGCGGTATTAAAACACGCAGTCATCGGAGACAGAATCGGAGAGGTCAAGATAGAAAAAGGCTTCCTAAAATTCAAAGGAACGATGACAGACAAACATACCAAGGAAGTGCATCATTGTACCATGGCAGGATGCGATTGCGAAGATTATAAGAAACACAAGCTACCATGTGTGCATATGTACAAGTTGGCACTGGAATACGGAATATACAAGGACGTTCAGAAGAGAGGGTTTGCAGATAAACTAGCAGGACTAAGCGATGAAGCCTTCGCCTATTTTGAAAGCGCAATGTATGGCGGATATTACGATATAGAAAGAGATATCGAAGAAGGGTCATTGGAAAAACTGACGCAGAAGATTAAAAGCGAATTATCCAGAGAAGGACTACTGGAATTCCATCGTGGATATTTTGTATTTACGAACCATGTCCAAAGCGAAATCATCGGATATATCTTGGCGACTTTTTCAGACCCACGCAGTATAGAGC